GCGCAGTTCGATTGGATCATGTCCATCATTCCCGTGGTGGAGGTGTCCCGCGACAAAGTGGACTGGCACGGGAACTTAGAACAAGCCAAGGCCATCTGCAAGCACATCACAGGCCGCAGCCCACGACTAGGGACGTGCATCACCTGCCACCTCGATCTGTACAACGAGCTACGCCAAGCGGTGAACCTTCCCTTGCTAGGTCGGAAGGTATCGGAAGGCATGGTGGAAGAGCGTAAAAGAATTTGCCTATCTTGCCCGATATATCACCCTAAGACCATGAGTTGTGGAAGGCTTGGACTGGATGCTCTGAACCCTATCCCTGTGGATGGTGTTGAGCCATGCGGGTGCTATTTGCCGATCAAGTGGCTTTTCAAATTCGCAAACTGCCCCGCTGACAAATGGCCGAGATAACCAAGGTAGGCCCGGAGCGGTGCCTAATGCACAGGCCAGAGCCAAGCACGCCGCAGCACAAATGGATGTGCAAGATGGCCCACGGCTCGGAGCGGATCCTAATACTGATCCAAGCGGGGTGGAAGATCGTAGAGGACGACCGGAACCATGTGGTGAATGACTACGGTGGGAATCCAACGCCAACGAACGGTCACACCCCCGTGAAAACCGAGACTACTCAGGGTGTGAGAATCAAACGGCATAAGAACAGGAAGCGATGAAGGAATACCCGATTGCCAAGCTGAAGGCGAACCCATCGAATCCGCGCATCATGCGGGACGACCGCTTCGCCAAGCTGAAGAAGTCGATCACCGAGTTTCCAGATATGCTCAACAAGCGGCCCATCGTGGCCGTGACAGACAAGGACGGCAAGCTGATGGTCCTTGGAGGGAACATGCGACTACGCGCCTGCAAAGACCTTGGGTTGAAGACCGTGCCGGTGGTCCTTGCCGACGACTGGACAGAGGAGCAGCGCAGGCGGTTCATCATCGCTGACAATGTGGGGTTCGGGGAACACGACTGGGACATGCTTGCGAATGAGTGGGATGCCGTGGAATTGGCGGAGTGGGGGCTGGACCTGCCAAAAGATCCGCTGCCGCCGGACGAAGACCAAAAGGACTACATGCCGGGCTTCCGGCTCGTAATCGAATGCACGAGCGAGGCCCAGCAGCAGCAGTATTTCAAAGAGATCACCAACCTCGGCATCGAATGCAAGCCATTGACATTGTGATCGAAAGCGAGGTGCCTCGCACCTTCCGAACATCTTCACTGGAGAGCGTGTTCGATTGCCCCATCGGGAAGAAACAGCGCATCGAATGGCACGTTGAGATACCGAGCATTAAAGACGAATGGAGCATCGGTATGATTGTCGGGCCTTCCGGATCAGGGAAATCCACGGTGATGAAAAAGGCTTATGGAGATCCAATAGACTGGAAGTGGCCCGCCGACAAAGCATTAATCGACGCACTGGCCCCGGACAAGGAGATGACCGAGGTGAGCGCCGCGCTTGGAGCCGTTGGACTGAACACCATTCCATCATGGGCGCGACCCTTCCATGTCCTGAGCAACGGGGAGCAGTTCCGCGCGACCATCGCCCGCCACTTCTTGGAAGATGAGCGCGACCCCATTGTGATCGACGAGTTCACATCGGTAGTGGACCGCCAGGTGGCACAGATCGCCAGCAACGCCGTCCAGAAGTTCATCCGCAAGAACAACAAGCGGTTCGTCGCCGTAACGTGTCACTACGACATCATCGAATGGCTGCAACCTGATTGGGTTCTTGACATGGCTACCGGACGGGTCGAGCGTCCGGAACGAAGGCGACGACCAGCCATCGAAGTCACCTTGGCGCGTGTACCTTACAGCCTCTGGAAGACCTTTGCACCGTATCACTATATGAGCGCCGAACTACATAAGGCGGCACAGTGTTATGCGGCGTTCGTGCATGATCGCCCTGTATGCTTTGCAGCATTGCTCCCAAGGCCCGTATCGTCCGGTCGTGACAAAGGCAAAGCGATCCATGGAGTGAGCCGCGTAGTCACATTGCCCGATTACCAAGGCTTAGGACTGGCGTTCGTGTTACTTGATTCGCTTGGCGGTATGTTCGCCAGCAAGGGGCAGCGACTGAACAACTACCCAGCACACCCCGCATTCATTGCCGGTCACGACAGGAACAAAAACTGGCAACAGGTCAAGAAACCGGGCAAATTCAGCGGGAAGCGCAAGGGGAGCGCAGGCCCGTCGGGCGATAGACCTTGTGCCGTATATTCATACGTCGGCCCGAAGCTCGATATACAACTATGAAGACACTACACTTGACCCTGTTCCGCCGCTGGTTCATCGACATTCTCGAAGGGACCAAGACCGAGGAGTATCGAGAGATCAAACCGTTCTGGGCGAAGCGTCTGTTCCAGAACTACGATACCGTGACCTTCCGGAACGACTACGCCAAGGATGCGCCGCTTATGGTAGTGGAGTTCAAAGGCGTTGAGACGAAGACCATCTATCACCCGATCCATCATAAGCCGATGGTGGTGTTCGCCGTGAAATTGGGTCTCGTTCTACACACGGAGAACTGCGATAAGTTGGTGAGCGACAAACAACTGAGCATGGCGCTCGAAACGATCCAATAGATACGGGTCGGATACGGATGGCGCGAAAGGTTAAACAACCCCACGGCGGATCAATTACGCTGGCCCAAAAGGGCGATGTGTTGAACCCAAAAGGGCCGACCCCAAAGCTCCTATCCACCATCACCGCCGAGCTAAAGGCCAAGGGATACGAAAGGGCCACCGCGAACCAAGTGGCGGACGCATTCGAGACGCTGATGAACGTGCCACAGGATGAGCTTGCCCAGATGGTGAAGGACGAGAAGGCACCGATGAGCCTCCGCATCGTTGGTAAGGCCATGCTCACCGCTAAGGGGTGGGAGGTGTTGCAGGCCATGCTGGACCGGGCGCACGGGAAGGCCAAGCAGAGCATGGACATGACCACAGGCGGAGAAAGGCTCACGGTGAACATAAACGCCCCTAATGGCAGACCTGACGCATAAGCAATGGGCGGCGTGGAAACTGTTGCACGACACGCAGCACACCGAGATCCTTTACGGAGGCGCGGCGGGTGGTGGAAAATCGTGGCTCGGATGCCTGTGGCTCCTTGCCAGCGCGATAGAATACCCCGGCTCCCGGTGGCTCATGGGGCGGTCCCGGCTGAAGACGCTGAAGGAGACCACGCTCAACAGCTTCTTTGACGCGACCAAGGCGGAAGGGCTGAAGGTAGGGCGGGACTACACCTACAACGGGCAGACCAATATCATCCACATCGGGCAGTCCGAGATCCTATTGAAAGACCTATTCGCGTACCCTTCGGACCCGAACTTCGATGAGCTTGGATCCTTGGAGTTGACCGGGGCATTCGGTGACGAGGTGAACCAGTTGACCGAGAAGGCCAAGGACATTGTTGGGTCTCGCATCCGCTACAAGCTGGACCAGTTCGGGCTGATGCCGAAGTTCCTCATGACGTGCAACCCGGCAAAGAACTGGGTCTACCGGGACTTCTACAAGCCATCACAGGACGGCACCATAGAAGGCCACCGGGCCTTCCTGCCCGCCTTGGTGAAGGACAACCCGATGAACAGCCAGCACTACATCGACAACCTGAACCGGCTGAAGGGTGCAGACCGGGAGCGCCTACTCCTGGGGAATTGGGACTACGACGATGATCCTGCTGCGCTCATGGACCACGACTCCATTACCGACCTATGGACGAACGACCATGTGAACGGAGGGGCCAAGTACATCGTGGCCGACATCGCCCGCTTCGGGCATGATAAGACGGTGATCAGCTATTGGGAGGGAATGCGGTGGGAGGCCACGGTGGTAATGGACACCAGCAGCATCGTGGAGGCGGCCAGCGCCATCACCCAACTGTCCAAGATGGAAGGGGTGCCAAGGTCTCACATCGTGGTGGATGATGACGGCATAGGCGGTGGGGTGGTGGACCTCTTGCCGGGGTGCCTACCGTTCAACGGCGGTGCTAAACCTATCCCACAGAAGGGCAGGGATCAGAACTACATGAACCTGAAGGGGCAATGCTCTTATGAGCTTGCTCAGTACGTGAACGACCGGGAGATGTACATTGCGGACATGCGGCACCGGGAGAATGTGGAGGAGGAACTTTCGCACATCAAGCGGTACAAGATGGACAACGATGGTAAATTGCGCGTCCTACCCAAAGAAAAGGTGAAGGAAAGCCTTGGGCGATCCCCCGACTTCGCGGACGTAATGATGATGCGAATGCTCCCTGAGCTAAGAGGGGATAGCATGATCAGCGCAAGCATCCAGAGGAAAGGGGTAAGCATCAGGAAGGCACAGATGAAACAAGCATTCATAGACTCATGGCGGTAACGATCAAGACATCCGAGGGCCACACCTACGGGGTGAAGGACTTCGACGAACTGACCTTAGCGGACTGGCGCGACCTCACCGCCGTGGACCTTCCGGATCCCGACGAAAGCAAGGCGCTGGAGAACACCTTGGCGCTGTTGTCGCGTCACACGGGGATGCCCGTCGCTGACCTACGTAGGCTGAGGCCGGAGAGCGCGGACCTGTTGATCGAAGCCATCGGGGAGACCTTGGCGCTGGCACTGCGGGCAAAGGATGAAGAGCGGGAGCTACCCACGACCTACACGCTCGGCGGCATCACCTACGCTGTGCCACAGAACCTTGAGGCGGATACCGTGG